GCCGATGCCCATGCCGCCGGGCCCTGACCCGCCCCCGGCGGCATGGGCATCGGCGGCCCGCCCATGGCGCCCTGCTGCGCCATGAGCTTGGCCTGCTGCTCCCGGTCCTTCTTGATCTTGTCGTAGTCGATGTCGAACCCGAAGTCGACCGCCATTCTCTGCTCCAGGTCCAGCATGAACTCGGGCGTGACGTTGGCCTGCATTCCCGCCGCGGCGATCTTATCGAACGTGTCCTGCACCGCCGCCTTCTGCTCGCTGGTCAGCGTGCCCCACTTGAACTCCGGGTATTTCCCGCTGCCGAAATTCCAGTCCACGAACCTCGGGAAGATATACGTGTTGATCATCTCGGCCATCTCCTCCAGGATGCCCTCCAGCATCAGGAAGAAGGTCACGTCGTCCTGCTTGCCGAAATCCACCAGCGTGCTGTCGCCCTGGCCGCCGCCCTGCTCGTTGTCGAACCACTGCGCGAGCACCGACTTGGACATCTGCGAATTGTGGTGGTTGATCAGGCCCAGGAAGTCGAACCGGGCCGCCGCCTCGTTCAGGGTCTGCACGGTCCAGTCCGCCGACGGCACCGCGATGTACTGGGCCAGGCCCAGCTGGCTCAGCGCCGCGATGAAGTGGTCCTTGTCCGCGGCCGGGGCGTTGGGCACCATGGTGCCGATCCGGAGCCCCACCGCGGCCCGCTGCGCCGCCAGGTGGGCGATGTAGTACAGCTTCTCCTTCTTGTCGTAGTGGTAGAACGCCGACTCGAACATCGACACGCCGTAGAACGGGCGCTCGGCCTCCTCGTGCGCGTAATAGAGCGCAGTTTCCCTGGGGAGCTTGACATCAATGGTCCGGCCCTGAAAGAAGGTGCGCTGCCGGAACCCGTTCCACTTCCCCTGGCCGTCGAGCAGGAATGTCAGGGTCTCAGACGGGCGCCAGTCGATTTCCCGGAGGGTGATTTTCCCCTTATTTGGCCCGGTCTTAGGAATCCAGTAGATCATTTCCCAGGCCGAGAACCCGTTGAACAATGCCAGCAGCATCTGCTTGACGAACCGGGAGAAGGAATGCGTCATGCCGCCGGCGTTAGCGGGCAGGAACAGCAGGTCCTTGCAGAACTTGGCCTCGTCCACCCCGCCCACCATGCCGTCGACCGGCACCACGTCGGCGTTCTTGAGGCTGGCCAGCAGCGGCTTGGTCAGCAGCCGGAACAGCGCCCTGGCCTGGCCGTCCCGCCTGCGCATGGTGACCAGCTGGCGGATGGAGACCGGGTCGTCTCTGAAGACTTCCCAGGATTAAGGAGTCCCGGTAGGGCGTGGCAAATGGTAGGAATCGCTAAGAAGTACGGGACACCTACCGCAAAATTCTCTCCTTCAGGAGGTGGTTTCGGAAGAGCCTGCGTCTCAGGCAGGACATATCCTTCCTGACCCTAAACCGAACCCCTGCGTCGTGACTCCCATACCGCCCGGCGGCTGGAGACGTGACTCATAGGAACCTTGCCCTGGTCCTGGGGTACTCATGGGGCATCACCTCCCCTCACACGAGAGAGGCAGCGCCTCGGACAACCTGTTCACCTCCCTCCGTATCGACCCTCAGCAGCGCCTCGACAAAGGAAGCGCTCCGATGGCCGCGGGGCCACGTCAGCGGGCGGGGGGCCGCCAGGCTAGGCAGAGACCTCGGTGAGGTCTCCAGGAGTTGAACCTGGAGTGGAGGAAGCCTGGCGATGGCCGCCCGCGAAGCCGGGCCAGCGGAGAGCCGGGATGCTAGTCAGGTTGGCTATGTCCGCGGGGCAGGGCCCCGCAGGCATAAGAGGGAAGGAAGCGTCCCGATGGCCGCCGGCATTCAGTTGTGTGAGGCAGGCCGGGGGGAGAGCGAACGGGCTAGGTTCCGTATCAGGGGGTGAAGGAAGCCCGCTCATAGCCCCCCGGCCTGTTCAGTTGTAGGTCGTGCCCCGATCCTAAGCCGGGACCAGGCTGCCCAGGTTCTCCAGGGTGAACACCCGGGCGTCCCGCGGCAGCCCCTCCGGCTGCTCGATACCGATGTAGGTCACTTCCGAGCCCTCCGGGGCACCGCCGTCAGCGAACAGCTGCGGCACCATGAAGAACTGGGCCTTGGCCTTGAGGGCCTCAGCGATGTAGCCCACCCGCAGGTACTCGCGCTCCATGATGCCGCGCGCCAGGCCAGCGGTGGTGACCTTGTTGTCCTCGACCTGGGCGCCGCCGAAGAAGTTGAGGGCACCGCGCAGGTACAGGTGCACCCACTTGGCGTACCACTTGCCGTCCTCGCCGCGGTAGAACACCAGCGGCATGGCGGTGCGGTGCTCACCGGCCAGCGCGCCCTTCATCCGCACCGTGCGCGCCTCGAACGGGGCTCCGGCCTGCATGCCCTCGCGGGTCATGAAGCCGAAGAAGTTCTCCTCGACCTCGGAGAAGCCCTCGCCGGAGTACACGTACACCTGCGGGATGACGTAGCCGCGCCGGACGCCCAGCGTGATGTCGATGAACTCGGTGGCGCCGTTGGTGGCGTCGGTGATGTCGCCGGAGTAGACCGCGCCGTCGGCGTGGTAGCTGGTCCAGCTCACGTGCGACATGTTGCCGAACTGCTCGTCGGTGAGCAGCGCGGACAGGTCGAAGTCGGTGCGCTGGGAGCGCTGCTTCCAGTACACGAAGAACCGGAGCAGGTCACCGCCCACCGGGATGACCGAGCCGCGCGGCCACACGCCCAGGCCGTCCGGGGTGCCCTTGCCGCTGAGCGGCAGCGCGGCCCCGGCGATGGCCGGGTCGATGACCAGCGTGCCGGTGTCCGGCAGCCGGCGTAGCACCTCGGCGTCGATGACGCCCAGCACGTCGCGCACGGCGCCCTCGTCCAGCGGCACGCGCGGGTCGCCGGTCACCCAGGCCCGGCCGCGCCGGTTGACGAACACCCGCGGCGCGCCGCCCTTGCGGGCGCGGTTCATCAGGTGCTCGCGCACGCCCAGCAGCACCCGGCCGGACACCCGCGGGGCCGAGGCCTCCAGGTGATACAGCGCGTCCGCCCTCATGCCCGGCCGGGATTCGCGCAGAATCCGGTCCGCGGCACGCCACAGCATGCCCGGCGCGGCCAGCAGCACCCGCGCGGCCAGGTCGGCCCGGCCCGAGCGGAACTCGTACTCGGCCACCGACGCCAGGCTGCGCGCCTGCACCTCGCCGCGGGCCACCGCGAACACCTCGGCCGCGGCCGGGTACTCGTGCGGGTGGATGCGCTCGCCGAGCCGCTTGAACTGCTCAGCCCGCTGCGGGACGTCGCTGCGGCCCACGTGCCGCAGCGCCGCGGCCAGCAGGCGCCGCTGGGCGCGCGGGAACGAGGCGAACTTCGGCGGCGTGGCCAGCGTGACGTCCGAGCCGGACAGCTCGGCGGCCAGCCGCAGCACGTCGGTCGCCGTGCGGACGGACGGGGCGGCGCCCTGGCGGACCCGGACCGCGTTGATGACGGCCAGGTTCTCGGCGACCTTCACCTCCGGCACCGGCATGCCGGTGCACGCGTCGGCCAGCTCGCGCAGCGCGTCCAGGCTCTCGCCGGACAGCGGCACGGCCGAGCCGGCCAGCTCGGCGTACAGCGCCCCGGCCTCGGTGACCTGGTCCTGGCCCAGGTGGATGACGGTCACCCGGTCACCGAGCAGCGGGATCAGCTCGTCGTGCCGGGCCAGCATGTCCTCGTAGCTGTGCTGGTAGGTGCCGTAGCCCGGCAGGCTCAGCAGGTCCACGAAGAACCGCGCCTCGTTGGTCAGCGAGTTGACCGCCACGCCGCCGCGCACTCCCACGCGCTCCCGGACGGCCTGCTCGATCAGGCTCATCCAGAACTCCTCGGTGTCCGGGACGTTGCGCGGGAAGTCGATGAAGTAGGTGTTGTGCTGGCGATGCGCCCCGGACAGCTCGCGGGCCCAGCCGATGACCTGGACGGCCTTGTCGATGACGTAGGCCGGGTGCATCGCGCCGAGCGCGGCCAGCAGGCCGCCGGAGCACTTGAAGCCCAGCGTCATGAGCACGGCGTCGAGCTGGCGGGCCTGCACGGTGCCGTCGCCGTGATGCCCGGCCGGCCGCGTCACGCGGTGCTTCCGGTTGAAGATCAGCTGCTCGATGTCCACGCGGTGCCTCCTGCCCTGCTCTCGTCGTGCTTGTCTGCAGTTAAATCTACGCTTGTACTTGACCCAGGTCAAGACCGACCACAGCGTGAGCATTTCCGATGTACAGCTGGTGCGCTGGTTCTGGGACGAGTACCGCAGGCACCCCGTGCCCGCCGTGGCCATGCTTATCGTACTGCTGGCCGCGCTGGCGGCGGGGGCATTCACCTATGTTGCGCGGTCCGGCAACACCCCGGCGCCGCCCGCCAAGGCCTCGCCCGGGCCGGGCAAGTACCCCGGGCCGCTGCACACGGCCTCCAGGGCCACGCACAGGCCCGCGGCGTCGGTCGCCCCGGTGATAGCCACCCCGGCCCCGTCGGCCGCCTACAGCCCGCTCCCCGCGCCGCCCGGGACCACGTACAGCCCGGTCCCGTCGCCGCGGGCGCCGGGCCCCAGCCCGGAAAAAACGACACCCTCGCCCAGTCTGACGCCGAACCCCCCGGCATCGTCCGGCCCGCCGACGGCATCACCGACGGCATCACCGCCGCCGAGCCTGGTCACCACCCCGGCCAGCCCGCCGCCGAGCAGCCCGGAAACGTTCACCGGATCAGGCGGGACGTGATTACCCGTTCGCCCTGCACCGGACACCTGGCTGCTCTACGCTGCTGCCTCGTGGCCGCAGCCGATATACCAGTCGTGGAACCCGCTCAGCCAGCCCCGGACATTGTCGGCGTGCGCCAGGCGGCCATGGTCGCCGCGGCGCAGTTCTGGGCCGGACGTGACGTCGACGCCAGCCAGGTGCTCGAAACGGCTGCCGCCTGGTCAGCCTGGGTCACGGACTCCCCGCCACCCGCGCCCGTCCCGCCCGCGCCGCCTGCCGCCCACCTGGGCGCCCAGGTAGCCAGGGCCGTGGCGCTCGTGGCCGCGAGCGTGATGCACGAGGGGGAAGGCCCGCTCGATGCAGCCCAGCTCATTGCCCTGGCCAAGCCGCTAACGGCCTGGGCCGTGAGAGCCCCCGCCGCCTCAGTTGCCATCACTATCGAAGGAGACCCCATGCCCCTGACCGTCGACTCGACCAACGCCGTAGCCGTGCTCTCGTTCACGGACGACCACGGGGACCCGGTAGCGCCCCCGGAAGGCACGCTGTCAACTGCCACGTCTGACAACACCGCCATCCTGGGCGTCGGGGCCGCCGTAGCCGGCGCCGACGCGACCACCGGCATCGCCAACATCCAGTTCCCGCTCTCCGCGGTCGCCGCGGGCTCGGCCAACCTGAGCGTTGCCTCCACCGCGGCAGACGGCAGCCCGCTGCTCGGCCCGGACGGCGCCACGCCGATCGCGGACCCCGCGCCGGTCGCCGTCACGGTGAACCCGGGCGCGGCTGCGGCCGAGATGTTCTCCGTCCCCGGCGCCTGACCCGGCATCCCGCACAGGCCGCGCCCGTCGCAGCGGGCGCGGTCGCTTATCTGGCGGCCCCGGCGCGACTCGAACGCGCGCTTACGCCTTAGGAGGGCGTCGTCCTCGTCCACTGGACCACGGGGTCATGGAGAGACACCCGGGAGTCGAACCCGGCTTGCTGCGGTTTTGCGGACCGCATCCCGCGCCGGCGAGATGTGCCTCATAGTGCGCCTGAGAGGAGTCGAACCTCCATCAACGGCTTCGGGGCCGCCATCCTGTCCATTGAACGACAGGCGCTTAGTGACATTGCTGTCACACACTGCTAACGTGCTGAGCGGCGCCGCGGAGCGTGACCCTCGTCATCAGGCGCTCTGATGGGTTACCGAGTCCGAGGTCCGGTTTGCTGGCATCGGCACGGGCCGGTCACGACCGCGGTGCAAAGAGTGGCGGAACCAGGTGCCGACCCTGGCATGCCCGAAAGCGACGGTTTTACAGACCGCTGAGCGCGCCGGCGCTCACTTCCGCCTTGGGGTGACCGGAGGGTACCGACCCCTCTCCAACCGGATTCACAGCCCGGCTCCTCGCCTCTCGAACTCGGCCACCATAGTGGGCAATACAGGACTCGAACCTGTGCACGGCACTGGGTGTGGACCAGCCGCTCTGCCGCTGAGCTAATCGCCCTGAGTGCCCCCTGCGAGATTCGAACTCACATCTGACCGGTTCGTAGCCGGCCGCTCTGTCCGTTGAGCTAAAGAGGCGTGGTCACAGCTGGGTTTGAACCAGCGCACTCCTGCTTGTCGAGCAGGCGCTCTCCCTGGCTGAGCTATGCGACCTAGTTACAAATGGCCAGGCGCGGGTTACCATCCGTGCCATGGCTGGTGCTCTGATCGTGGGCCTGATAGTGGGCCTGTTCATAGGCTTGCGGATCGGCCGCTGGTGGGGCTTCAACAACCTCGGCAACTTCGAGCGCAAAGAGCGCATACGCCGGGCCAAGATCGGCTAGCGGAGACGACGGGATTCGAACCCACGGAGGAGTTACCCTCGGCCGTTTTCGGGACGGCGGCCATAAGCCACTAGGCGACAGCTCCAGGATTGCGGCCAGGCGGTAATCGCGTAACCCAGGTAACGCGGCAGAGTCAACCGTGCGCAGGGAGTCTGTGCAACTGCCGCGGCAAGTGCTAGCGTCATGCGCGATGCCAGGAAACGACTTCGACGCGAGCGGCAGCCCCTACCGAGTGCAGACAGCCGGGCACTGGGCCGAGGGGAAGGCCGTCTACCTGGCCAGGGGCTTCGACCAGATGGCCACGGAGACGGGCCTGCCAGACGGCAGCGCGCTGATCGAGAAGGCCACCGGCCACGGCGCCGACGCCATTGCCCTGGCCAGCGACTGGCAGTTCCGCGAGTGGTTCCAGGCCTGCTACGCGTTCGCCCACCCGGGCCAGGCGCGCCGCCTGGGCGACATCGTGATGTACAACTCGACCGGCATCTTCAGCTGCGAGGCAGGCTGGACCGCCCCGGCCAACCTGAGCGGAGGGTGAGGGATTCGAACCCCCGAGGGCTGACGCCCAACCTGCTTTCCGGGCAGGCGCCATAGGCCTGACTAGGCGAACCCTCCATGGAGGAGCTGGCGGGATTCGAACCCGCGGACGTCTCGCGTCGGCCGGTTAGCAACCGGCTCCTGTGCAGCCACTCCAGGCCACAGCTCCATGGTGTCCAAGGTGGGATTCGAACCCACACATCTACGGGTCTGAGCCGCATGCCTCCTGCCAGTTGGGCTACTCGGACATTGAGCACTTCACACACCCCGCTACCGGGGTTATCCTGCCGGTAATCGCACGCAGGGAGTGACATGGGGATTACCCGTCGCATCATCGCCGCCCTGGCGCTGGCTGCCGGGCTGGCCCTGGCCGCTTCCCCGGCCTCCGCCGGCACGTACCAGTACTACGGCGCAGAAGCCTACAGCGCTCCAGCGAGCGCGTTCGTCCAGTTCAACGCGGCTCACTCCACCATACTGATCAGCATCAAGTCCGGCTACGTGCACTGCCCGGCATACAACGGCGCGCACGTCACCTGGTGCGGGACGGTCGGGAACAACACGAACCACGCGCAGGCCGGGGTCAACTTCACCGCTGGCGGCCGGTCGTACTGGATGCGCGAGGACGTGTACGCCGCGATCTGGTACGGCTCCCTGAAGTGCGACACCCGGGGTAATTCCACGACGTACTTCGTCACCTACTGCGCCGGGGTGGGCAACTGAGCAAGGGGCCTGTTCCTCCGAGTGACCGACGAGATTCGAACTCGCGCTGCAACCTTGGCAAAGTCGCGTGCTACCGCTAGACACTACGGTCACATGGATGCCTGGCCTGAGCAGCCAGGACTTATACCGCACATCCGCCCGGAGGCGGGAAAACCTGGCGCCAGCCCCTGGAGCAAACTTGGGGGTCGGCTGATCGGGACCAGCGCCAGGCGCGAGCAGCATACAGCTTTGAGCCGGCCTGTAGGCCGGGTTCTGTCCCCCTCGCGGGGTGACGGCCATCCATCTAGGCCAGACGTCGCCGCCTGGCTCGTGCGACCTACCAGGCGTCAGCGGGCGGGCCGCCCTCGGCCTTGCGGTCTTGCTCCGGGTGGGGTTTACCTAGCCAGGCCGGTCACCCGGCCTGCTGGTGGTCTCTTACACCGCCGTTTCACCCTTACCCAGCTGCTAACGATCCTGCCTAGCCCGGGGCTTCAATCCGGCGCTAATCCGTCTCAGCTAGAGAGCCATAGGGGGGAGGCGGCCGGACGGAGACCCCGCTCCGCGACCCGTGCCAGGGGTTCCTCCCCGCAGTCGGGAAACAGGGACTCGAACCCCATCTGCCTGCTCCCAAAGCAGGCGCGCTGACCCTTACGCGATTTCCCGTTATGAGGGTGCTCTATCCGGCTGAGCTACCTGCCAGAACCCCTCGCGCCGGCCGGACACTAAACGGGGCTTCTTACTGGCAGGGCAGGACTTGAACCCGCATCTCCCTCTCGTCAGGACCCCGGGAGTCGAACCCGGTTTCTCCTCGCTCCGAACGAGGCAGATTACCGTCTTCCTCGATCCTGTCATTGCTGGCTGTCGTGCCTCTGATACCTCGTTCCGGTCCCGTTCGCGACCAGGCCGGACCTTACTTCGGCGCCTGGGCCAGCCAGCTAGCCCGAGTGGAGAAGGACGGATTTGAACCGACGCGAAGACCCCGGGTGCGAACCGGGCGCTCTACCAGGCTGAGCTACATCCCCTTGACCGCAGAGGTGGTCTGGGCGCTTGGCCCGAACCCGGGAGGACGACCGGCCGATTACGACCCGCAGCCGCGGCTAGCGGACCGCCGGCGCCCTACTCTGCACCCCGATCTCTCCTGGTGGAGCCTGCGGGATTTGAACCCGCGGCCTACTGCATGCCATGCAGCCGCTCTACCGAGCTGAGCTAAGGCCCCAGGGGCAGCACCGGGCCGGAGCCCGGAGCCGCCTTGTCCCTGCCGCCATACGGCGGTCAGGGTCGTATGTGAGCAGGCTTGGCAGGCCCGCTCGATGCTCACGCTATGGTCTTGAGAATTTGCAGTTGACATGCGCCCGCTTCGCTCTCGCTCGGCCGACGGTCGCAGGTGAGGAAGGACTCGAACCCTCGATGATGGCGGTTTTGGAATGACTGCAGTCGCCGCTGTGCCACTCACCCATGTGAAGTTGTCCTAGATGCCGAGAGCCGCCCTTTCCGGTGTGTCCCGGGGGCGGCTCCTGGTCTCAGGTCCTGCTGGTCCTTATCCAGGTGCCACCTCGGCGTCCTTGGCGCACTCGGGCAGCGCGATGAACGGGTTTGACCACCCGTGTCGCTGTGCTTGCCTCGTGCCCACCATGACTCCTACGTTATCGGGCTGCCGGGCTGTCCGGCAACCGGGTTTTCTCGTTCACCCCCTACGTTACGCTCTTGCTTGACCGGTGTCAAGCCCGGTTCCTTGACTCGGGGAAAAAATCTGGAAAGATGAAGCCGTGCCTAAGAAACCCACTGCTCAGAAGCCCGCTCCCCCGACGCCGCCGCCCGCCCCGGTGCGAACCGGCCCGCCGCCGATCGCGATCTGCGCGCTCTGCAGCGACGAGATGCCCCCGCCCCAGCTGTCCGGCCACTACGAGCGCGAGCACCCTATCGCGGTAGCTGCGGCGCTGGCAGCGAGCCGCTGACCGTCACGCCGGTCCGGGCGTCGTCGTGGTGCACGCACAGGCAGCCGGTACCGCCGATGTCCTCGGCCCGGCACGCCTGGTGCAGGATCATGGCCGCCGGGCCGGTCTCGCGCAGGGCGGCCAGGCAGGCCTGCGACAGCCCGTACACCGCGGCCCGCTCGCAGGCCAGGTCCAGCTGCCGCCGCATCACCTCCTGGCGCAGCTGCTGCCGCTCCAGCACGGTCATCGACCGCCGGAGCCGCTTCACCGGTAGTAGTCCGGGGACGAGCCCCAGTCGTCCAGGTAGCCCGGTCCCGCCTCCATGCCCGGGCGGTCGACCGGCATGAACCGGTCCGGCTGCATCAGCCGCAGCGGGACCATGCCCAGCGGCGCCAGGCTGATGTCCGGCTCGGGCCCGTAGAACACCGCCTCGCCCAGGTAGGCGCGCTCGCCGGACGGGTCCTCCTGGCCGCCGGCCTCCAGCGCCCCGCAGACCGCGCCGGCCAGCGCGTCGGCCTCGTCCTTGGAGCTGTCGCCCAGGTGGTCAACCTTGCCGTTGGGGAGCCTTGACAATCCCAGCAGCTCGGTGACCACCAGCTCGCGCAGCGGCATGTCCAGGCGGCCCTCGTACATCACGTCCCGCAGCGTCCGCCAGCCCTCCTCGGACACGTCGGTGGAGAACCGGTCGGTCTCGATGCCCTGGGCCTCCAGGATCTGCATCGAGTCCTTGGACTGCCACTGGTCGAAAGTGAACCTGGTGATCGGGAAGCCCATCCGGCGCAGCTCCAGGCACAGCAGCCTGGCCCACCGGATCTGGATCTCCATCGGCGGCACCGCGCCGGGGTTGGAGCTGTAGGACAGCACGAAGTCGACCTTGACCACCGGGCGCCGCTCGGTGAGCCTGACCTCGATCTTGTCCTCCTGCTCGCCGGTCACCACGTGGTCCTGCCAGGTGGCAATGTGCGCCATGGCAAGCCCGGCCCGGTCGCCGGACTGGGCCAGGTCGGCGTGCATCGCGTACAGCGCGCCCTTGACCGGGTAGAAGCCCGGCGCAAAGGTGTACAGCGGGCGCCAGGAGGCCCGCTCGCGCACGTAGTCGACGGCCACCGGCTGCTGGGCCACCTCGCGGCAGCACTCGCGGATGGCGGTCTCGTTGGCGAAGTACGGGTTGACCGCGCGCCGCGGCCTGCACTCGTACTTGGCCTCGGCCAGCGCCGGGTCCTTCTCGTAGTCCTCGCTGAACGCGTGCTTGCCGGGAATGCGCGGGTTGGCGTCCCAGGACGCCAGCGGCCCGCTGACGTAGTACCGGGACCGGTCACCCTTCTCCGCGTTGTCCTGGCGGCCCCGGGCGACGAGCTTCTGGATGGTGCTGCCCAGGTACCGGGGATAGCTGATGTGCATGCACTTGTAGGTCTGCGGGAACCGGGTG